CCCATGTTGCTTTTTCTTCAGCGAAATATTTATCTTTAGAATTTACTGCGAGTTCCATTTTTACATAACGCATACCCACCGAATGATTAGTAACATTACCTTTCAAGTATTGGTTAAACATGAACTCATTATCTGATTTGCTTACTACTGATTCAAATACTAATGCTTGGGTTTTACCTTCATAAGAATACCCTAAATCACTCCATGATAGCATCTTCGCAGTGGCGGTTACATTACGACTAATGACCTTATCAAACTTCATTTGATGTTCTTGTAATAGTAACAAGTTCTTTGCCTCTTTAAGAGACTTACCCCATAAGCCGGGAATGTGTACGTCTCCATGTGAATCAAATATGTTAGTAGTATTGATAGCACTCTTTATCACTATCTCATCTACATTCAAACCACTTGCAACCCCCGCTTCTTTAGTAGCGAGGTCATCATGTTTTAAATCAGTTTGTAATCGTAATGATACCGAATCAGCGTATTTATCACATGACTTTTTAGCTTGAAGTATAACTGAATTGTTATCTTTCAAATGCTTAAATAGTTGCTCTTTGGTTTCAAATGTAGGTATCATTTTTTTACAAGTTTAGTAAGTTTGTTAGCTTTTGCTTTTTTAATCGCTTCAATTTCTTCTTTAGTTAGTTGTTTGGTTTGTTTGGTTTGCATTTTTATTTGTATTAAATGTTGCTTGTATCTCAATAGGTAACTGATAGAAGTACAATTGAGCTAACTCCGTTGGAGCTTCCTCATCGAGTATCTCCATCGCACGACCATAAGTAATTAGGTTGTTTGTCAGTTGTAGTGATATGCTTGATACATTGTTTTTTCGTACTTCACTTTTAACTTTTTCGTCAGCTTGTAAACAAGCCACATGGCTAAAGTCAATAGCATATTCAACTCTATTTTCTAAGGCATTAACGCAGTCATTCCATTGCTCCATATAGTTGTCAGCCATTGGAAGTATGTTATCTTGATATTGCGCTTTTTCTGCAATTTGTTGGTTACTAAATGTGCTTTCGCTACCTCTTGCAAGTAACTGCCATTTGTAGCCTAAAGCATCACACAATGTCATGATGTCATCATTAGCCATTTCCTCCAACATCAACTCTCTAAGGTTTAATGACATTGGTGTAAACTTCATGCTAATCGCACTTATGATTAACTGCCATTGGTCCTTAAGTAGTCCATATCGTTTGTAATCCTTTTGCAGTTGTTCGGACATATCAGGTGTCGCACGTTGCGCACCGCCAACATCACTTCCATCAGGTGAAAGAATGCCAATTGCCCCACGTTTTTCCATTATCGTACCACGACTTTCATAATTCTTTATAAGGTTTCCAATTGGGTATCTTAATGATTCAATGCGTGAAGTAGGTAAAAGTAAATTATCAGTAGTGCAAGTAGTATCAGTAAAAAAGTAAACATCCTCTTTGTTGATTTGTGTCTTAATTCCTTTATACTCAAACTCAATACTAACTATCATTTCTCTCATATCTTCAACAAATAAGTATTGACTATTTGTTTTGATATTTAAGAATTGAGGCGGTAATATCCATAATTGAGATACAACATCCATTGCTTCTGGTTTAACCTTTAGCACCGGACAATAACCAAACAATGTAGTATATAACGCTACTTGTGAACGGAATTGCTTATCAGTTTGAAGTGGGTTAGGTTGTTTATACAGTCGTGTCCACTCCTTACCAACATCCCCACGTTTCTCTTTTGAGGTTGATGGGTTTATAACACTAATCTTACCTTGACAGAATTGTTGAGACTTTGAATTAAGTATGTAAGAAAGCGGTGGACATTCATTATATGCTTTGATGATTCTCTTTTCGCTATCGTAGTAATCGAATACCACACGACCACCAATGATACTAACATCTAAGTTAGGTGCAAATGTAGGATAACCCACGTTTGCGGGTGTAGTTTTAACGGTGGTAAAGCCTAAGGCTCTTAATAAATTCAACTCATTCAATTTAACCCTATCCTCTCTTGGCTGATATTACATCGCTAATTTACGAAGTAGGGCGGTTAAATATTTATTACAAAGATATAATAATATTTATTAATTAATCAAAATTATTTTTTATCTTTGTGTCTATTCATGTTTTATTTTTAATTGGTTGTTGGAAAAGGGGTATTAATTTACCCCTTTTTTATTGCCAATAATACTTACTTCTTGCTGATACTTTTTTATTCCAACTACGTAGCAGATGCTTATTAATCCATAACTCTAAGAATTTAATACTTCCGTTCATAACCCCTTTTTTATTGCCCTAAATGTACGTTTCATTGTCTTTAAACCCATGTCAACATCCCCATCAAGTTCAAACATTTCTACCTTATCAAGTTCAAAGGTAAACCGCTTTGCTATGTGCTTTGGTGGCTCAGGCGGTGTCTCACCTATTGTCTTTAATTCAGCATCCGTACTATCTGCATGAACTCTAATTGCATCGCACATCTTGCCCGATATTGTGAGTAGTTCGATTTGCTTTGTTTGTTTTGTAGTCATATTTAATGTGTGTGATTTGATGTTAAACAAATGAATCCATACCCAGCTAATGCACCTATTGCAAAGTTAAATACTAACATCAATATAAACTCTATTATCAGTTTCGTTTTTTCATTCATTGTATTACGATTATTGAAAAGAGTTTAGCTAATGCCAGTACGATTATGCCAGTGAATAAAACAATAGCAATAATGTAGGGTAGTAGGTATTTGATTAGTCGCATAAAACACAAAATTAATACATTTTTCCTTTACTTGTTAAAATATATCGAAAAGAATCCATTAAATGATTAAAGTCATCTAACGGATCATCCGTTGGGTTTCCATTCTTATCTTTGCCCCATGTATAGTTCACGTATTCATGCCACCAGTCAGTACTGCTATCAGTTAGGTGTACTTCATACTCATTAATGCGATTTATACCCGCTTGTATGCTGCCAGGGCCTTTGTAAGCAGGTAACACATAGAATCCATTTAACAACATTGGATATTTATCAGCATAGTCATTTGGTAGTTCGCTGCGTGTCCATCCATTGCGTAATTTATTTATATTCAAAGGCTCAGCACTATCAGCAACTATCAAATCATTTGCGCCAATACCTAACTGAATTAGTTTTACTGCCAACTCCAATAATGTTAACCCTCTATCATATATCAACTGCCTTGCATAAGCTTTGCCATTATGTACTTTAGTCTCACAAAGTGCCATTGGAGACTCACTCCAACCCCAGTCTAAACCGTAATGTGATTTAACTTCGATGTTGTTGAACTCATCATTTGTGATCCGTTTCCATTTCTTGAATATTTGACCGGCACGACCTGAACTACATAAACCTACTATCTGAGTTAAATAATAATGTTGGTCATAGAAGTTACTTGTAATATCTCCGTATGCTATGTACTTACGAATGATATGAGGCGGTAGATGCGGGTTATCAGTGTAGTTGCTAATGATGAATATCACTCCCTCTATTTGCTTTGGTTTCAGTTCATAGTAACCATCGAACTCCGTATTTTCTAAATCAAAGTACCTACGAATAAACCAATGATTCATGTCAGGTATATTGGAGTTGATAAATATCAAACTACCTTCATTTCTTATACCATCGGTAAACCTATTAAACGCCATTTCATCGGTTATATCTTCAAACTCCTCAATGATAGCAATATCAACATCTGATATTGATTTAAGGTTAGCGGTCTTTGCGTTACTCGATGCCCTAAAACCTTTGGTAAATATCATTTTCTTACCAGTTGTACGTTCCTTTAGTTCATGGGTATTAAAGTCAAAGATAGTATCAAAATAACCTTTGCCCTTTTGATTTATTTCCTCATATCTATTTTTTACCTCATTAAGAATAGAATCCCCAATAGTAGTCTTTTCGTCTCTTAAAACTACCACTCTTTTATTTTGTGTTATCGCTTGTAAGGTTACGAACTTACTACCTTCATAAGACTTACCACCACCACGACCACCGATATTTACGACCATCCATGTATTAGGTGGTAACTCATAAAGACATTTAAAAGGAGGTAATGGATTAGGTTTTATTTTGATAGTCATAGGCTAACGGTCAACTCATTTCCAGTAAGTGCAAAATATAAGTTTTGGAGTTGGTGGAGGTAAATAGTAGCTTTAACGGCTATAATCTTATCGTGGAACGTCATTATATAATACTTACCGCTTGGCATACCCATTGGATTCAATGGATTATACAACTTATATTCAGCAGATAAGTACCAACCATCCCTATCTCTATCAAACCCACACTTCAACAATATTTCCTCAGTTAATGGGATAGGTTTGTAATTTTCCATGTTCCCATCTTTTGTATTTATTATATCAAAATCTACCAAATCAATTGTGTCGATTTTGTCAGGTTGGTTTGTAGTAAAATTACAATAAACGTAATTTCCGATTCTTAATTCGTTCGCTTCCATATTTTATAATTCAATGTCTATTTGCGTATGTTGCAGATTTAAACCACCATCTAAAGTAGTTCTATTCAGTTTTGGCTTGAAGTATTCAACTAAGGTATTATGAGCAAAGATAAAGTCTTTACCTGATAGTGATTCCATTTCCTGCTTATACCTATCTAATCCTTCATTCATAAGCCATTCACCCATAGTCTCCCATGTTGATAGTCCTACTTTTTCTTTTAATAGGGTTTTAGAGTCCTTTGCACCTTTAGGCTTACGAGGTCTATTATCACCCTTTTTGAATGATGTTTGGTTTGCCATAATTTACCATAAGTATCACAAAGTTAGTACATTATTTTTAATTAGCAATTATTTTTAACTATAAGAAACTTTTATACTAACATCTACTTTTTTTATAGTGCATCCTTGTTCTAATAAACCCTTAAATGACATTGCAGGTAATTCATATAATCTTTCATCAATTATTTCAGCTTTATTATTATCTATTTCTACAAAATTGAAATTTCCATTATAATCAAGTAATGTAAATACACAAAGTGTTTCTTCTCCTGATGGAGTTGTTATAATTACCCAGTCACCTGATGATAATTGTATCTTTTCTTGTTTTTTAACTTTTATTATTTTTGTCATATATTTTTATTTTTAACTGGTTACATTTTGTAACCGACTGATTAAAAAGGTACTCTATCGTTGCTGATTAATTTCACAACTCCGTTAATTTTTGACTGAGGTATAAAATCCCCTGCTATCCACCAACCGATACTACCACCGTTTACTACTTTTTTTACAATAGTTCCTCTATGAGTATTAATTACTTTTTTGCATGAGGTAATTGCGTAGTTCGGATGGTCTTTAAACTGCCACTTTAATTCATAGTTTGTTGATATTGTTATCATTGTAGTTTGGTTTTTATAGTACTATCAAGTAGTTATATGCAAGGCTAATTTCGTGCATTTAATCAACATTTATGGTTAAATCCGTAAAAGAAAAAAGCCCACGCTCTTTTGCTTTTTCAAAGTTGTTAGGGTTTTCAATGTAGTGCTTTGGGTATGGCATCTCTTTTAATAGTGCTTTCTTTTTCCATTTTTGGTCAATAAACTTTATGTATCTAAATTGCCTTAAACTCATTTTAACGGCTTTATCTTTATTGGCTTGTAATTTCCTTACTGTATTGTTATATCGCTTTGTATCGTTTGCGGAAATAGTCATTTGGATATTATGGAATACTTCACCATCAAGTTCCCAAAATTCGCTTTTATGTTCTCCATAATACGAAAAACTACAAGCCTGATAAACTATTCCAAAACCGCCACACCTTTCATCCGCAAATGATTGTATCCATTTTACCTTTGGGTATTTGCCCCTAATATATTTTATACTTGCACTTATGGCTCTACTTTCGGGATAGTCGGTTGCTTCATCACTAATCCACATTCTATTCAATTCTAAATATTGGTCTATTTCCGTTCCTTCAACAACACTTCCGCCACTTGCAGGATTTAAAGCTGCTCCAAATTGCAATACACCAAGCATTTTAGAGTTTACAAATACTCCCAAATGAATAAAACTACCAGCATACACTTTTTTTGAGTAGTGGTTTTCTTTAATGGTTTTTATAGCAAGGTTGCGGTCTATTTCTTTTACCGAAAAAGAACTATCGCCAAATCCTATAATTTCTTTACTTCCAAACATCATCATTTGGTCGCTAAATATGTAATCTTTTTTTCCCATCGCTCTGCTATTTTTTTTAATAAAACCTTAATTCGGTGTTTAAATTCAACATTTGTGCTATAATACCGCCCAGCGTATAACAGCGGTTTTGTGCAAGTTGCCCCAACGCTCAATTCCAACGCTTCGCAACCATCACAAAGCCGCAAAACGTTAGGTGCAATGCCTTAGAACATTCGTAGCTGTGAAACAAATTCTTTGAACCTTGCTTCCTGTGCTTCAAAATATGCTGGACTAATTTCGCATCCAACAAAATGAAGCCCCGCCTTATTTGCTGCTATTCTACTGCTTCCACTACCCAAGTGAGTATCTAAAATCAAATTGCCTTTTACCGCAAAATTTTTAAATATCCACTCGTAAAGTTTAATTGGCTTTTGGCAAATGTGTATTCTCGTTTCGCTTGTATTCCTTACGTGTTTAAAAATTTTTGCGTTACGGTCAAAACTTGTCCAAGCATATTCGCAATCAGCTAATGTGTCCATATGTGCTACCTTATCCCAAATTATAAAGCATCTGTTTGCAGGTAGTCCAAAGTAATTTCCTCCCCACACAATTTGATTTTTAGATACTCTAAACAACTCCTCCCAATATTCGGCAGGCGGGGCAATATCCCAAGAAGCATCTCCTTTAGCATATTTTGAAGCCCAAGTTCCACCTTGCGTTAATTTATCTCCCAATCCATAAGGTGGGTCAACAACTGCAAGGTCAAAGAATTTGTCAGGGTATCGCTTCATTAAAGTAATACAGTCCTCATTAAAAACCTCCGATGGCACTGCACCTAACAAGGTATTGCCAAAATGCGGGGTTTCGTTTTCCAATTTATCTTTTGTGCTGTTCATAAACATTTGTATTTCAATTAAACTTTAGTGCTGTTAAGCCCGCACTTCGGCAATACCCGACCGTTAGCAGCCATTAAAACTGACTACCCATAAAACGAGCCAACTCAATTGAATTGTAATCTTGTTCTGTTTCCGCTTTTAATTGTTTTTTGTACAAATCTCTTTTCCATTCTAAATGCTTTTTAATATTTTTCATATTTTAAAGTTTTGTATTTAAGTTAAACTTTCAACAATGTAAATGTAAATATAATTTTAATACTATTACAACAATTGCGGTGAACGTACATCATTTGTCGGTCAATGATATAATAAGTTCGTACATTTCTTCATAAGTCCTACATACATGATACTGCCCACCGAATGATTCTACCCATGCTTTGAACTTGATTTGTGAGGGTAGTAACTTCTCTTTAGCGGTCTTAACTTCCACATAGTACGTTATACCCTTATACCCACCCATTAAGTCCGCTATACCCTTATTAGGAGACTTTATAAACCCTATTCCATGTCGATAGTTACCTTCAGATGATATACGTTTCATTTCGCTACCTAACATCAATTGCCACATACATTTGAATAGGTATGTTTTACCGTTGGTATCTTCGACTACTTTAGAGATAGCCGGAGTTCTACTGACTTCAGTAGGTATTCCCTGCTCTGTCATGGCATATGTAACAACTTGTTTCTTTGTTACCTTACGTTTTGTAAGTGAGAATTTCTCAGCATGTTTACCTTGTCGTTTGCGGTCTTCGTTCCATAAGGTTTGGAATTGTTCTAATGTCATAATTCAACGGATAGCATCCCTGCTTTGATTAGTTTGAGAAAGTTTATACAGTTTTTTAATAATCTTCGTTTTATCCTTACTCGGTTTACAAAGATTCATAGCTTTTTCGATTAGTTTTATTGTTTTGGGTGTCATAGTTAATATTTAAAAATTGCACACTAATTGCACACTTTTGTACACGTTTTTGCACACTTTACCATTGATTATCAATGCTATTGTGTGCAATTGCACACTTTTGTACTTTTTGGAAATTATTTTTTTCATTTTACTTTTACTTTTTATTTTTATGCCTGTGTGCAATTGCACATATACACATTGATTATCAATACCTTTGTGTGCAAAAGTGTACACAAAACTACACACTTTTTTCAATTTCACGCACCCAATTGTAAATTTGAGACCTCGAAACGCTTAAAAGTTCGCCCACCTCTTTTTTATTCAATTCTGGATTAGCTTTGTACATTTCTGCAAATTTTTCTTTATTCGTTTTAGTTTTATTTAGGAAAATAACCTCTTTTAATTCATTTTGTTCGATGCTATTGACTTTGATTTTCTTTGCCATTGCAACGAAATACTTTGATAGTTTTTCAGCGTGTAACATGCTTTGTTTGGTAACTTCCATTAATCGGTGGTCGCGAATACCATCTACATATAAATTGAACGCGTTAATGAGCATCGCAAAGCGCGGAATGTAACTCTTTTGCTTTGGTAACATACTTTTCATGTATTCGTTTTCCTCATCTGAGTTTTGTACACTTGTAATGTCATTAAATACCCTTTTCCATTCATTTTTTGCATCTGGCAACATAACACATGCGAAGGGTGCAATTTCGCTAAATTCGTCATGTTGTATTAGGTTTAACTTGACGTATTGATAAAAGTTAACTATTAAATCTGAATACCACCTAATTACATCATGATCCATTTCATTATCGTTGTACTTTTCTATATCCATATCGGGAAAAGAAAGTAGCATCCGGTCAACAAAACCATTATCTTTATTTTCAGCGGTGTAAAATGTATTTAGTATTGAGGGTTGAATACCACCTAAAACTGGTATTAAAGGTTTGTCAACAAATGAGCCGGGACGCGTAATCCTATTTAGGTTTACACTTTTACCACTCCATGTCGATAACCAAAATTCTAAATCACTACCTGCGCGATATTTATTCATATCTTTAAACCAACCACTTAACTCATCTTTGAAAACTCCTACGCTATTACTATTTTCTTGATGCATCTGTACTAAGGCCTCCAGGGTAATATCATTCGCGATAAATTGAGTTTTAATAGGTTTCTTAACTTCTTCATGGTTTTCCTTTTCCTTTGGTGGTAGTTTCTCAAAGGCATCGTACTTTTCCATTTTCACGATGTACTCTTTTATTTCGCGTGAGTTGATTTTTAATAGTGGCTCAATAATATTAGCTATTGATGGAGTTTTACCTATCCCAGCTTTACCAACTACCGCGATCCAAAGGGTAGCAACTTCAAACCAACCATTTTTTACTTTCATTTGCATCGAGTTGCCAACTATAACAGAAAGTAACCACATAAGACTGCACCCCATATAATCAATACTACTATCTAAGGTCTTATGACACTCAATGATATAGCTTTGTATGTGAACTGGAAATATCTCAATAGGAAATACTAAATCATTTGAATCAATATTAATTTTTTCTTTTACTTCTTTAGGTTTTGGCACTACTCGCGTACCATAACCTAATCGGTATAGTTCTTTTCCGGCATCTGAAAAATTACCGTTATGATTTTTATAAGCATAGGCCGTAAAAGGTGTAATTAGCTTTTCAGATGGGTAAATGGTCGCGGTGCTAAATAAATACATACAACCGCTATTGCGGTAAACATAGCCACTATGTACGCTTTCGCCACCATGACGTTTGATTATGTATTTATCTGATATTGTACGAATTATTTTAAAGTCATTCCCAATTGTATCAAATATTGAAACCTTTGAATTATAGTCATCCCAAGGCTTAACGTCAGCTTCTTTGAACTCCTTATTTTGTTTTTCATCTGGCTTTATTTCATCAGCTACATAGTTGTAAGTTGTGCAAATATCCCATAGAATAGCGCGGTCTTTCTCTGTAATTGTTTGAACGTCATTGTAAGATAGTTTACTAATCTGATTATCATAAATAAAAACATACCCACCGATACCGCGCGATTCAATAACACATTCTTTCATTCCTTTTAACTTTGCTATCTTTTTATTACCTTCAATAAACGAGCATCTGTAAAGAATGTGATAACCTTGATTTTTAGTTTTGTAGATGACAAATTTTAAATCAAAGTCATCAATATTGTCCTTTAAAAAGTGTAGGAGTTCGTCCCAAAAGTCGGACTGCTCTTTTAATGATGTGAATACTTTTAAATCAACGTCTATAACTTCGAGTGAGTTATATCCCGTAACGATACCCACTCCGTTAGTACCTTGCATTTCTGCACCGTCTTTTTTTGTGATACCGCCTTTATATTCGTATTGTTTTTTGAATACGTCTTTATCAAGTGGTGTATTTTGGCATGACTTCCACGCGTAGTTAGGCATCTTATTATTACCAACTGTAATAAGAGAATAGCCACTATCAAAAAGTCTATAACATCGTTCTAAAGTAGTCATAAAAAAAAGCCCCTCTTTGTACTCACATGAGGCCAGTCATGTTTTCCGAAGAAGGGCAATAAGTTAGTTAATCGCATCTGGCCATGCTTGTACAAATGTACATAATTAATTCCATAATACCAAAATTAAAAAGGCAATGAATCCCTACCTTCCACATCCGGCACATGCTCACTCAATGGCGGTGTTACGGTTGGTTTATCGTTATGATTAACACTTAGCGACCAACACTCTAAGGTATTGAAGTACTTTACTTTTCCATCAGGTGAAGTCCATTCACGCCCTCTAAGGTTGTAGTTAACAATAACGGAATCACCTACGTTGGCTTTATCCAAAAGGCTAACTTTATCTTGTGTAAGTTGGAATGAAATATACTGAGGGTATTGGTCATCAGTAACAATTACAAAGTCTCTTTTCGTAAACTTATCGCTTACAATTTGTGTTTCTCCTTTAAGGTGGAGTTTACCTGGAACTTGATTGCTCATATATAAGGGTTTAAAAGTTTAAAATAAAGTAGCTTGTGTTTTAGTTTCCATCAATTGTGATAAGTTCTTTTTAGCAAGGTCGAAATAAGACTCTTTTAATTCGTAACCCCACCCAATACGATCCATTTTAACCGCTTGATATACTTCACTACCAATGCCCATGAAAGGAGTGAAAATAGTATCACCTTTGTTTGAGTAAAGGTGTATTAATCTTTCAATTGTATCAAGTTGCAAGGGACAAATATGTTTTTCATCATTTTCGTCTCTACCATTTCGATACCCTTGTAATGTATTACCATAGTCAATATCCATCCATACTGGCGATGCGTATTTTTGCCAAAGGTCAACTGATAAATCAGTATTGGTAACAGGGTTTGCCCTTTCGCCATCTTTACGAAATATCATAACATAATCAGGAATACCTACCCTTGACATAGTACTATCTTTTTTGATTTGCTTATGTAGCAAACCTAATGCCTTAGTTCGTTGCATTTCAATTACCGGGTCTTTCCAAATTGTAACCCTTGATGCGTAGATGAAACCTGCATCTTGAAAAGCTTGTAATATCATTCCGCTAAAATCTCTTAATCCAATATAGCCTTCTTTACCTTTCTGAATAGGCAAGTCCATACAATGAACTGCTACATTTCTACCCGACATCATAACTCTGTAAAGTTCTTTAATCAGGAATCCAAATTGAGTGAGAAACTCTTTATAATCCTTTGAATTACCCATATCCTCAATGTGGTTTGAATATGTGTATAGTTCTGCAAATGGCGGTGAGAATACTGATAATCCAATACTTTCATTTGGTATTGAAGTAATCAACTGGCAACTATCCCCACGTTTGATAGTGTAATACTCATTTGATTCTGTTTCATTGTCATAGACTGCGGTCATTGTATTTTGACCTGCTAAATTAGCATTAATAGCTTTGCTCATTTCATCTTGCATAATTTCAAATTGTTTTTGTTTGGTATCTATGGCAGTTTTCACATTAGCCATTGTATCGGTTGTTATTAAATAAATATGTACTTCGTTTTTCTGTCCAAATCTGTATGACCTGCGCATGGCTTGATAAAGTCCTTCAAATGAAAAGTCAAGTGATGCAAATATTTGGTTTCTGCAATTTTGGTAGTTCATACCAAATGATGCTATTTTAGTTTTGGTAATGAGTATTCTAAATTCATTATTTGCAAATCCTAATAGTTTCTCTTTTTTCCATTCGTTGGTATCGCTACCTTTAACCTCTATTGCATCAGGTAATAACTTTTTAAGTAGTTCACCTTCTTCATTTTGCTTTATCCAAATAATAAAGTTTTCATCTGGTTTATCATTGATAATCTTTACCACTTCATCGAGGCGTTCCAATTTAGTAAATCGTAACTCACTATTGAAGTTAGTTGCAGAAATGATAGCATCATTAAACAAACTACCATTTGCCCGTTTGGGAGTTGTAATTTGATTCTCATAAATATTAAGTCGTGGCAAATCATATCCTACCATTTCAAAACCAATATCCTGCGGTTTATTTAGCATTATTGCCCATGTACCAATGAACTGATAGAATAACTTAATAGCATGACCTTTTAATCGCCATTTAGCGGTTTCACCGCCATCATGCACAAAGTACATTGCTAACATCTCATTTCTGCTCATAACGTCTAAAAATTCGCTATGATTCCCTAACTCCATTGGGTCATTTGGTGAGGGAGTTGCAGTACAAGCAAGTTTATAAGGGGTAAGTTTGAAGTTGTCAATAATTAACTTTTTTGTTGCGCCCTCAAAGTTTTTCAAAATGCTACTTTCATCTAAAACAATACCTGCGTAAATGGTGCAGTCTATGTTTTCAATTTGCTCATAGTTATTAACATGAATATTAGTCATATCAATTCCAAACTTATCACCCTCTTGTATTGTTTGCCCTACAACTGCCAAAGGTGCAAGTATCAACACTGGCTTATTTGTATGCCTAACTACTTGATTTGCCCATTCAAGTTGCATCAATGTTTTACCTAATCCACAGTCGGCAAATATCGCATACTTACCCGCTTTTAATGCACGTTTGACTATGAACTTTTGGAAGTCAAACATATTGCTATTTAATTCTGATTCATCAATATCAAATCCACTATTGATATGTGTTTTCTGTTTTGTGAGTAAAAACTCATTATATTCTTTATTGGTCATTACGCTAATTTTATTGTTAAATAATACTTTCTTGCATTTTCTATTCTACGTTGCAGTTCTGCGACCATATCGGCATCGTATTCAAACTCAAATACCTTGATACGCTTATCATCGGGAATGTCCTTAATTAAGTCGTTATTACGCTTCAATTGGATGCAATGCTTAATATAATCTTCATTCTCATAGTTACCGCCATACTGCCAAACTAACCTATCGCAGTTCTTTAGTATTACCGCTTCATCAGTTGGTACAAGTGCGTAAATAAGCCTATAATACTTTAATCCGGTTAGTTGCATATAAGCCTGAGCTTGTGCCATGTATATCGGTGTCAGTTCTGCGTTCATGAATGTTTTTAAGGTCCATGAGGTTTTAATATCTTCAACATAATCCTTTAGAATAATATCGGGAGTGCCTATGAAGTAATCATCTTGTAACCTTTCACGATTCTTAGTACGAAATTGACCGCCTAACACATTCTGAACGAGTGCCATGCTATCTTGCTCCATTGATAGACCTTTGGTCATGTAGTCGTTTACTATTGGCTCATAATAGCCATAATTATTTTGCATCCACATTTGTTCGACTAAAGTCCTGGCGGTTGCAGATAGTACCCCTGCTTTCTTAGCTTCAAGTGTTTTCGGATCTGTTAGGAGTTGTCCTACTGACGAACAACGGAATAGTAGTTTATTTTCCATTTAGTAAATCCATTTTAAGGTTATAAGTTTCTGTTAAGTCAAAGAATGCAGCGGCTTGATGCACTGATGTCAATTGTTCAATGGTAGTGCAGTCTTTAATGAATGCTAATATCCTTGCAGATTCCTTATTGTCATTTACTTTCTCAATTGATTCAGTATTTACCAAAACCTCATTAAAGTCCATTTTTGAGTAAATATCACTTGCAATGCCTAATTCAGCTGCACACTTCTTTAGTGCATCCGTTGCAGCCGCTTTGTAATCATTACCTAAGTTCAAAGGTGTTTCAGTACCACGACTGCAAATAACTTCTTTGCATCCGAACTGCATTTTTACAATTGTGCGACCTTGCGCCCGGCACGTTAGCCTACCTTTTACGATAACTTGTTTTCCTACTTGTTGTTCGGATATTATTTCAAAGTCCCAGTCCCATCCAAACATAAGATTTAATACTTTGCGGACATAACCACCGCTTACATAATCCCATGTACCGCCACCTTTAGCAGGTCGGCTATGTATGTACTTAGCAGGTGTTTTTTTGAGCAGTAACGCTAATTGTTTAGCGTTTAGGGAGTTGTTATCTACTAAGCTAAGTTCTTTAGCTTCTATTTTTACGATTTCCATTATTATATTTTATTGATTAAAAAAATATGCGTTTATCGAGACGCATCCCTCGCAACATGAAATTATTTAAACCCGTCTATTGAGGTTTCAATAAGTTGTAACAAGTATTCAGAATCTCTATCAGTGAATTGAGTTGATTCAACTTGTTTTTTAAGTTCCAGGAGTTCAGCTATGCTTGTCGCTGATTCTATTTCGGATTCGATTTTGCTAAAGTATTTCATGGCTATTATGGTTTAAAGTATTCATTTAATTGACTAAATACATCCATAGGCTTAACATCTTTTAAATGGTCGGTAAGTTCGCCTTCGGTTTTCATTTCATCCAAAACAATGCTATCTATCATTCCTGATACTAAGTCAGCATCTAAGGTATTTGTAATGTCATTGCTACCAGTGTACTTACCTTGCTTGTAGGTATGTGCAACTACTGTTACTGATTCAACGGATTCACTGTCATATACAAATGATAGTTCCCATTCTTGGCGGTACTTGCCAAATTCAACTGTGTGAATTGTTTTTGTTACTTGTTTCATGTTGTTTATTTTAATTGTTAATGATAGTGCGAATGTACATCCAACGTTTATACTATGCAAGTTTTTGCGGTGAATGTGCTATATTTAGAGGTGAACGTGTGAAATAGCTGATAAAAGTAAGTCATTACATAACATTTCAGGCATTTTAGATCTTTCGTAACTTCCTTTTTTACCTTGCGTTCCTGTTTTTGCCCCACGCCTTGCGCTTTCATGATGACAATGTTTATTAATTACATTTCCGGCTTTGTCATATTTGTAATTTTTGCACATTGGTAGATGTTTCCAATTAGTTAAATTAGTCCATATATCAGTAGGCTTTGCACGATCATCTCCATACTTGCAATACCAAACTGTATAACGTGTAAATTCTTTCATAAATGGCATATGACGTAGCATACCTCTCGGATTCTCAAAAGTAAAAGTCATATTAGGATTAATTTTTAACCAGTTTTTTATTAATGAAATTACATTTTGATTTACCTTATCGCATTTCTTTGCGTATTCACTTTTTGGCTCAGTTCCGTTTCTATGTGTGCTAATAGCTGCAATAGTGTAGGTCGTACAGTCAAATGATGCGTGAACGTGATTAGGTATAAATGGCACTTGTTCTTTTGTCAGATTTTCAATATCAATTGATAAATTAATATTTTCATAAGGTGTCCAGTCAACAGAAAAAACATTCATTCCTAATTTTTCAGCTGCAATACCCATGCAACGGGATCCCGCAAATAGTTCTAATAAGTTATATTCTCTCATTATGAACGGTAGGAAAGTGATGTAAAACGTGGGTAATGTGCTACCGGCATGATGTTTCTAATGCTATTCCATTTGTCTTTGATTTGCGATTCATATTTAATCAGATTATTCGCATTTCTAACGGAGTGTATAATGGTCGTATGGTCTTTGCCAAAAATAGCACCAATTTCAGTTTGTGTAAGCCTTGCGATGTCTCTATACCACTTTATTACTAAGTGCCTATTTTCGACAGTTAGGCGGTGCCTACGAGGTAACAATAATTGTTCCTTAGTAGTTTGCAGAATACTGCATATTTCGTTTATTTGCTCTTCATGTTTCATAGTATAATTTTTAAGTTGTAAAATCAATTGTTAGTGTATCTTCTGTTTTTTCAGTAACGAAATGTTTTCCTAATGGGAGTTTTTTGGTAGTGTAAAGTACAGTTCCGTTTTTATATTTATGCAATTTCATTGTTTTTCTATCATCCATTGTTGCACGTCTAAAGGTAATACCATAATCATCAACTTTCATGCAATATTCTTTATTAGCTTCAAAGAAGTCTGAGTAAATGCATATTTGTAATTGTTTATTTCCATTTGAAACCGTAACACATTCATTATAATTCATGGTAATAATTTTTATTGTAATCGAAATATTGAGTATCTGTTATTGTTTGTTGTTTACTCCTAAATTTTATAGTATGAATGGTATTAACATTAATTCCGGTAACCTTTGCGACTTCGATAGGTCTCATAGTTTCCAACATAGTAGATATGCGTTCATAGTCGTATTTGACTTGTTTTGATAGTCCTAACTTCTTGATGTAATACCTTACATTGCATTCAGGTACTCCCAACTCTTTCGCCATCTGTGGAGCGGTCATTGAGGTGTAATGTTGTAGGATGTAGTCGTGCATTAATCCATCCCTTTTAAGTCATAAATATCCTCCAGGTTCCCTTGTTTGAGGTTCAGTTCATTACGTTTCCTTTGGATCATAACTGAACATTCTGTTAATTCTTGACCTGCAAAGATGTAATCCGCCCATTGTTGGCAGGTGTCTAATTGTAGCAACGTGGTGCATGATGCTATTGTGCTTTGTATTTTGGGGGGTATCATTGTTTATGGGTTTAATTGATTATATTTAAGTTTAATTAATTCGGTCATAAGAATAGAGCAGTCATCACCACTAAGAATTGAATCTTCAATAGTAAAAACTACAAAATGAGGAAACTCAAATTTGTATTGATTCGACCTCCATTGGAAGTATATTGCCTCTTTTGAATCTAAATCTATATTTCTTATTTGGTCAGAGTATGGTAATGACCTTATTAGTAATTCAATTGCT